CCAGCAACAGCGGTAGCGGCGGCTTAGTCCAGACCGCAGACGCGTCTGGAGTCCTTGCCCTGCAAACGGCAGGAACGACTGCGGTCACCATTGACACAAGCCAAAACGTGGGGATTGGTACTACTTCGCCAGCATATAGATTAGATGTCGGAACAGGGTCTGTATCTGGGAACGTACATTCTTACGGCTCAATTACCTCTGGCACTCTTGCTGGATATTCAATTAGAGGCATACCGCGCCTAACCAACGATACTGGTACGTTTGAAAACACTTATATTGGTTGTGGCGCATCTGTTGGAAACATTATTTTTCAACAAGGTAGTAGTTTTACAACTGCAAGCAACACAGAACGGATGCGTATTACCTCCGCTGGAGTTGTGCAGGTTGGAAACAATGCTGGAACAGGTGAAGTTTTTGCACAAAACACGGTAAAAGCATGGGGAGTAATTGTTGGTTCAAACGGAACGCTTTATAACAGTTTTGGAATTTCAAGCAGTTCAAGAATTTCAACTGGTATTTATCAACTTAACTTTACAAGAACTTTAAGCAGTAGTCGTTTTGGTTCGGGTACAAATCCATATGGCGGTGGGTTTTCTTTTATAAATACTGAATCAACTACTAGTTGTAGAGTAAATGTCAACAATACATCAAACACATATGTTGATGGAGATGTTATGTTTTTAATTGCAGGGGGTTCTTAATATGAAACAAATTATTTATCCAAATGAATTTGGCGGAGTTGCTTTAATGACTCCAGCAGAAGGTTGGACTGCTGAAGTTGTGGCTCGTAAAGATGTCCCTGCTGGTATCCCCTACAAGATTGTCAACTCAGAAGACCTCCCCCAAGACCATACATTCTTTAATGCTTGGGAGGCTAATTTCAGCAACCCTGATGGGCATGGAATTGGCGCAGAGGCATGGTTTGCAGAACAGGATCAAGCATGATTACTATCAACATGGACAAGGCCAAAGAGATCACCAAGGCCCGTTTGCGCGCAGAGCGGGCACCACTGCTTGCCGCACAAGACGTCGCGTTCCAGCGGGCATTGGAGGCCAATGCAGACACCTCTGCAATCGTGGCTGAGAAACAGCGTTTGCGGGACATCACCAAATTGGCTGATGCCGCCACAACTCCTGACGAACTGAAAGCGATCACACCATGACCCTAATTCTCAACGGCACAGACAACAGCGTATCCGCGCCAGCGGTGCAAGGCGGCACTGCTGGAACGACGACGGGCATCTACTACCCCACCACCAACCAAGTAGCCATCGCCACCAACGGCACACAAGCCATGCTGGTGGATTCAAGCCAGAACGTAACTATGACTGGCTCTCTTACGACGGCATCTGCCACGGGCTCACTCAACTCCATAAACACCTTTGGATTCAAGAACCGCCTGATCAACGGCGCGATGGTGATTGACCAACGCAATGCTGGGGCGAGTGTTACGCCTACGGATGGACAGTATACGTTAGACCGATGGCAAGCATTGCAAGCCGTGGCTAGTAAATTTTCTGTACAACAAAACGCTGCCTCTGTAACCCCTCCAGCAGGATTTGCAAATTATCTTGGGGCTACTTCTTTATCTGCATATTCTGTTGCCGCAGGAGATTATTTTGCTATTGGTCAATTATTTGAGGGTTACAACACAGCAGATTTAGGTTGGGGGACAGCAAATGCTAAAGCCGTTACTTTATCGTTTCAGGTGTATTCAAGTCTTACTGGAACTTTTGGTGGCGTAATAAAACAAGCATCAAACACTCGTTCTTACCCATTTACCTACACAATTTCTTCCGCAAACACTTGGACATCTATTTCAATCACCATTCTCGGTGATACAAGTGGAACATATGCCACGGGCAATACCTCAAGCATAAAAATGTATTTTGGTTTGGGTGTTGGCTCAACATATAGTGGAACTGCTGGCTCTTGGTCGGGAGGAAATTATATTTCAGCCACAGGCGCAACCAGCGTAGTCGGAACAAGCGGAGCCACGTTCTACGTTACAGGCGTGCAACTAGAAAAAGGCTCTCAAGCCACGTCGTTTGACTTCCGCAATTACGCACAAGAGTTCGCTTATTGTCAGCGTTACTACGCTCAGTTGGTTGGAAATTATTCCCCGGATTTTTCGTGCCCAAATTCAAGTTATGTTAATTACTTTACTTTTGCTTGGAGATACCCGCAAGTTATGAGGGCTACACCAACAATTTCTCAAATTAGTGGGACAACTGTTGCTATGGATCAATATGGTATTGGCCCTGCAACGGTAACAGGCAACTCAATTGGGTCTGTCAATCAATATTATGGAAGAATTACTGTGGTGACAAGTTCGCCATCTTCTGTTGCTCCCGGAACAGCAATTTCTCCAACCGGAACATTTTGGCAAGCATCTGCGGAGTTATAAATGACATACCAATACTTAAAAGACCTTTATACAAAACAAGACAGAACAGATGCTATCTATAGAGTTGAAGATAGGGCAACCGTTCCATTTGACCCAGCCAACACCGACTACCAGCAATACCTTCAATGGCTTGCTGATGGCAATACACCCCAACCAGCAGAAGGATAAATCATGGAAAAACTCACTCTCTCCACTCAACTCGTAAACCAAGTCATGGCTTACCTCGGAACGCGCCCCTACCAAGAGGTGTTCCAACTGGTAGACGCCATCCAGAAGGCGGCTCAGGAAAACATGAAACCGCCCGTGGAAAATCAAAATGGCTGAGAAATGGATCCAAGGTGCTATCAAGCACAAAGGGGCTTTGCGTGAGTCTTTGGGCGTGCCTGAAGGCAAAAAGATCCCCGCAAAGAAACTCAACGCCGCCGCCAAAAAGCCCGGCGTGATGGGCCAACGCGCTCGCCTTGCGAAGACCTTGAGAGGCTTTGATTGAAACATGGAGCCGACAGTGGAAACTAGACTTTCTGTTCACGAGGCGGTTTGCGCTGAACGCTACAAGAAGATCGAAGAGTCATTTGAGCGCGTCGATGGAAGATTCGACGACGGATCTAAGAGGATGGCGAAGATTGAATATTTGCTCTACGGCGTGATCATCGCCGTTTTGCTTGGCCCCGGCGTTGCCGCTGAATTCATCAAGAAGATTTTTGGCTTATGAACATCTCAGACGTACTTAAGGCTTTATTGCCAATCCTCGTGGCCTGCATTGGCTGGCTTTTGAGTGAGGTTGGTTCTTTCCAAACTCGCTTGACCCAGATCGAGGGCAAGATGCCCGCGCTCATCACAAGCGAAGGCGTGCCGACCGATAGCCCTATCTCAGCCGAGCGCAGGAACGTAATGCGCCGGGAAATTGAGAAAGAACTCGCGGACGTGCAAGTCCGAATCAGGCTCCTTGAGGAGCGTCAAAAAGGAGCAAAGTGATGCTTGAATGGCTTACTGGTGGAATTTTTGGTAGCCTCCTTGGGGGCTTGTTTCGTTTGGCCCCTGAGATCCTGAAATACATGGACAAGGGCAACGAAAGAAAACACGAACTTGCCATGTTCTCGTTGCAGACTGATCTCGAGAAGATGCGCGGTCAGTTCACCATGGAGCAGAAGTACGTTGAGCACAGCACGGCCCAGATCGACGCCATCCAGCAGGCATTCAAGGAGCAATCCGAGACTGCGCAGGCCAGTTACCCGTGGGTTGCGGCCCTGTCCGCTCTGGTGCGCCCCATGGTCACTTATGTTCTTTTTGGTATGTACGTCGCGTTCAAAATAACCGTGATGGCCTATGCCATCAACTCCGGTGCGACGTGGGTTGACGTTGTCCACAACAACTGGACGGCTGAAGACTTTGGGATGCTGAACATGATTCTGACATTCTGGTTCGTTGGAAGAGCGATTGAAAAGTACCAAAAATGATCTCCGATGCCATCCGCATAGCAAGCGACGCGTTGGTCAAGCCCTTTGAGGGTTATGCCAAGCGCTTGCCAAACGGATGGTGTCAAGCCTACCCAGACCCGGGCACCGGGGGTGACCCGTGGACGATAGGATGGGGCTGTACTGGCCCTGAGGTCACGCCGACCACCGTATGGGCTCAGGAACAGGCTCAGGAGGCGCTGGAAAAGCATCTCCTGTACTTTGCCTCCAACTTGCTGAAACTCTCGCCTGCGCTGGCTAAAGCCGAAGACAGGCGCTTTGCGGCGGTGATCAGTTTTGCCTACAACTGCGGGCTTGGTAATTACCGGGTCTCGACCTTCAAAAAGCGGATCGACGCGCAAGACTGGCCCGGGGCCTGCGAAGAGATTGTGAAATGGAACAAGGCGGCTGGGCGGGTTTTGCCGGGCCTGACGCGAAGAAGGCTTGCAGAATCGGCTTTACTGAAGTAGCCCATCGCTCTAAAATGGTGAACAAAAAAGGATATAGCGATGACAACAGCGGTAGTAATGACCTATGACTCGTTGGTCAGCAATATTCAGATTTATCTGGAGCGTACAGACGCCACCACGATAGCGTACATCCCCACCTTCATCATGCTCGCCGAGCAGGTAATTGCGGCGGAAATCAAATTCCTTGGCAACCTGACGGTCGCCGAAAGCACCATGACGGCAGGCAACGCGGTGATCTCAAAACCCGCCCGCTGGCACAAAACCGTGTCGATGAACGTCACGGACGCAAGCGGCAACAAGCAACCTGTTCTGTTGCGCACCTACGAATACCTGCGCGAGTACTGGCCCAACGCAACCGACACCGACCTGCCGCTCTATTACTCGGATTACGACTACACGCACTGGCTGGTAGCCCCCACGCCCGCATCTGCGTACTCCTACGAGGTTTTGTACTACGAGCGCGTGCAACCCCTTGATTCGTCAAACCAGACGAACTGGTTCACGATTT